TCATCGAATGAGATCGTCTTGGGATTTATTCCCCATTTCATCATGGGTAGAACGATACCATTCATCTTTCTATCCCATGAGAACCAGTATTGAGGTCCAGGGAATGATAGTGCCTGAGTTGACTTCCTTAGGCCCGGCTCACCCTTAAACATACAGTAGAGAGCATCGAAGTTCACATCACTCATGGTAGGCATTATTCGTCTCCTGACTTGTTAGTCGGATCCCATACAGGAGCTAACTGAAACTCATTACGCAACACTTCCTCACGCATGTTACGATTTGATTCACAGACCTTCTTGAACGGACACGGACCATACATCGTGTCACAGTGCGTGTAATCAGGAGGCCAGTACTCTGAATCAGAGTATTGAGTGAATCGATAGGCGTAGTAGGGAAGGATCTCATTCTGCCATTCGTCTAATCGATCCTGAGAGAATGAAATGATTTCGCGTGTCAATCTCTCCTCAATTTTCAATGTTGTCTGTAATCCGATCTTATTCACGATTACATGACGTGACTTCAGGAGTAGAGCCTGACCTAACATCTGATTATTCAGTGAACTCTTCTCTCTCCTCTGTTTGAATGTCTTGTGATCCATTGAAACGATTCCGATCTGTTGATTATCCTGAATCAGATCGAATTTCGCTTTCCACAAGATACGAATCTCATCATCCTCATACAATACTTCACCTCTGACTTCTTCAGCCGCGAGTGGGATGAATGAATCATTCTTGTAGAACTCGAAGTACTGTTCACAGGTCTGAAGTGCGAACTTCCAGCCTGTTTTATATCCCTCACTATTCTCAGGTGTATTCTGTAAACCGGGATATTCTCCCGGTTCATGCATACACGCAGGATTGATTACCTTATCATCTGAACAGTCAGGACATCCTGTTACAAACAACTGACCTGCTGTGAGAGCCTGACCTGCTGATGTATTCATAGGGAAGCCATTGATTCGATGCTTGTAATACACTTCAAGCACCTTATGAATCAACTGACCTACCTCTAATGAATTCGATTTACCTGAGATTGGAACGAATCGATGGTTCATTCTCAAATCATAGAATCGTCCACAACTCATTAGTGATGAGAGGGACGTAGCATCGAGTATTACGTTCCTCTTCTTAGTTAGGATTTCCGGCATCTTCTTGTTCCTTTTTAGTTAGAAAGTCGGAGAGAACATGTAATTCCTCATTGTTGAGTATTGCGCGTTCAGTAACGAATATCCATCCTCCCCGAGACTTTTGCATTGCTCGACCGACAAAGATGCCGAGAGAATCGTATACATCGTAACAACGATTCTGATTCCATCCATCGAATCGAAGGATTAACTCTAATCCCTGCTCGTTGAATTCGTCGGCTTCTTGATCGTTCACAGTTTCACTTCCTGAAGCATCTTCTTGAAACTGTCCAGCTTCTTTCGAAGTTCTTTGTTATCTTTCATTGTTTCAACAAAGAACTTACGCATCTCCTGAAGTTCTTTGATTGCATTGTCGAACATCTGAATGGAGACGTTCTCTTCGTTCTCTACAGTCTTGATCTTCTTTGGTTTGTCTGAGATGTAGTTGATCTTCTTACGCTGTTTCATCACGAACTGAGTCAAGGATTTGAGAGTGGTGGGAACCTTCAGTTCTTGAGCTTTGTGAAGGAGGAGACGCGCGTTATCTGTATTGTTCTTCTCCCACTGAATGAATGGAATCAGTGTATTCAGTCTACCTCGTCGAAGTTTCTCAGTCGATTCAGTTGTTTCAGTAGTCATTGCTTCCTTCTCTTTCTTGACAATCGGTTGTTCGATGTTCAGTAGTTGTTTCACTTTCCTTGCAATCACTCCAGTTCCTTCCTGATTGAAGATAGTGATTCCTCTCTTCCTTGCTTGAGCCAACACATTGCCGAATGCATTGTGTCCAATCCATCGAGTGATAAAGATAGCCCGAGTATTAGTCGGAATATCCTTATTTGTCCAGTGTTCTTGTTGACTATCCCACATCGTAATGCGTGGGTGAGTTCGTAATTCCTCATCGAAGTTACTTGCTTTGACTCCAACTAACAGAATGATCCCATCAGTCAGAGGTTTGAGTGCGTGTTCTTCCATTTCGATTCTCCTTCTAATTAGTTAGTGCTTAGTTGAGAATGAAGTTACCATTACAGCATGGAGCGAATCGAGACGATTCTCCAAGTCATTCACTCTATCTACCAACTGAAGAATCTTTTCAGTTAGTAGGTTACAGAGTCCGAGTAGTGCGCGGTCATTCTCGTTCGTTGCTTTCGACAATAATGTCAGTGCATCAGCGACTTCCTTCAACACATCATTTTCCATACTTCACCCCTCTACAGTTTCTTGCAGGATCAGTTCGACGTTCTTGTATACTATTCCACCGTTAGGACCGAAAGGACAATACATCTCTCCGTCTCCATAACGAGAATAGAATAGTTTACATACGTTAGAGAACGTGCGCACGTCAACTACCATCGTCTCAGGCCATTCAGTTAGCCCGAAAGTTTCATTCATGTAGGTATTCAGTTCTGGTATTTCCATCTTATTTCCCTCGATTCAACAGGCGCACAGTATGCAAAATCGAATTACAGCTACTTTTATCCGAGGGAAAAGTAGCAAAAACCTATTGACTGAATAGTGGTAGGGCTGACTACTCAGTCAATTATTTCGCGGGTTCATCGATGGCAATCTTTCGATTGCGCATCTCTTCAGCGGCCCACTCTTTCAGTAGTGCGTATCCTCGTGGGTCTTGCTTATTGAAATGCATCAGTTCTGACGAGGTGCAGCAACCGAACTCAGGCGAAATCAAGAATTTAACGAGAGTCATTTTTGATCTCCTTTAATTGAATAGTGGGGAGGGGCTATGGATTCATAGAGTACTCAGAAACTCTCCACCATATTAAGTGTCCCCAGTGTTTACCCGTCATTAGACAGGCAACACGACACCTGAATTTTGGCCCCTCACAACTCATGCAGCAGGCTTCTTTCCTTTCTTCTGATAGAATCCCGCCACGATAGAATCAGCGAGTTCCTTGATAATTGCCTGTTCATTCCAACGCTGAACTTCACCGGTATTCATAGCTGCGTGGAACTGTCTTCTCTTACGCTCGACGATTTCATCTAGCTTATCATCGATTGCCGTCAGACCAGACATATGAGAGTAGACTGCATTCAATGTCTCAGCCTGTTGACCGATACGCTGAATACGCCCCTCCTGCTGTTCTTCATTAGCAGGATTCCACTGTCTCTCATGCATGAATACATCTGAGCATGTCTGAAGATTCAATCCCTCTCCAGCCGCTAGTGCCGAGGCTATCATGAACGCCCTAGGAGCTTTGTTGAACTCTTCCTGTATCTCGAAGCGCGCCTGTCCTTTGATGTCTGCCGTGATACGGAATACAGGAATCTCTTCACCATGAGCAGCCTTGATATCATCATACAGAATCTGTTGCACGTCCTGATGATGGGCGAAAATAATCAGTTTCCTCTCTGTCTCTTCAGCGAACTCCGCTACATATTCCTTAGTTGCAGGAATCTTAGCGAGAGCCACAAGATGACGCATCTTCTGCATGGCTGCAATCAGCATCATTCCACTGATCTCATCAGCCTGTGCCTGATACCATTCCACGAAGGCTTGAACTGCCTCATCGTAAATGGTCTCCTCTTCTATCGTCATCTTGACGTAGAATTTAGTGCGGTTGATCTCAGGAATCTCCTTCAGAACATCTTTCCGCTCACGTCGGATACAGATGTCCTTCGTAAACTCCTTGAATTTTGGGATGCTCCGAATACCGCCTTCTTTTCTGAAATTACCCTGCCAATACCAGTCTACCCAATCATGCTTGAATTTCTCTTCCGAGTAGAATTTAACAGGGTCCATCATGTTGAACACGGGGAATAACTCACTCCCCCTGTTTTTCCATGGTGTGCCAGACAGTGCTATTACTTTCCTGCCTTTCACTACACGACGAACCATCTGTGTCCTAGATGAATCGACGTTCTTGATCTGTTGACATTCATCGATTACAACCAATTTAATCCCAACTCGATTAAATTGTTCGATATCAAATCCAGAATTTACCACTTTACCAGATTTGAGTGTTCTGCTTTTGGGTACGAGCATGTCGTATCCGATGATGTAGTGCTTGAGGCCAGGTATGAGCCAATCCTTACTAGTCTCAACTACCTGTGCTACGTGATCAGTTCCCATCCATTTCACGTTAGATACAGCAGTCTGATACTTCAATCCGGACTTCAATATCCAGAGGACAGGATACATCTCAGGATGATACTTGAGATAGCCACTCGATTGAATCTGTTTACCGAGTCCCATCTCATCGAATATCGCCCCACCGTTATTTACGGCTAGTGCAGCTTCGAGGAATCGCATCCCTTCGAGTTGAAATTCATAAGGTCGTGCGCGTCCACATGTCACACACTTGTTTTTGTCCCATGTATGTGAACAGTTCTCGTCACCACCCATCTGAAATAGATGGAATGGCGTGCCCTTGGGGATCTTCTTCGTGACAGTGTGACCGCATTCCAGCTCGATGATTTTCGTGTCTGGTTCAGTGTCACTACCACTCTCGATCAGTCTCTCACTGACTGATTTAGCGACCTTACCGCATTCCTCACACTTGTCTTGAATACGTGTAACCGAGTATTTCGGAGTCCTGATTACGTGTTCCTCGAATGTTACTTCAACATCCGCACCTGATCTGATCGCATCGATGATCTGAGGACTGAGCGAGAGAGTAGAACAAGGGAGAGTATTGTCACATCCGATCTCTCTAGCTTTGTCCGACCATACCTCATCATGTCCGTGGCCAGGAGTGAGTGCGTGTGCCACTTCATGTCTGATCGTATTGACTACATCCGGGGTGGGATGAATGTCGATATGGTGCGCGGACAGGATAATGCATTTGTCCTTGTGTGAGCAGAGTCCCAAAAATCCACTATTTGGATTCTGATTCAATCGAATTGACCAGTCCTTCAGGCCATGCTTCAGTAGTTCTTCTCGCAGTAGTTGGGAGGCTTCCTGTCTAGTCATTTCTTGCCTCCCTTGATCAGGTCAGCAAGATATTTACCGGCTTCGTCAGCCGTCATATTCTTTGCTATCATCATCGTGCGGATACCCTCCGAGGCCACACCATACTTCTCAGCGGCCTGTTTTACCTCGCCCTTCTTGTATCCGCTCTTATTCGGCGTGGGTGTTGCCTTAGGCTTGGGAGACTTCGGAGACTTCGGAGTATACGTGATATCGTGCGATGTGAACTCGCTACGCCATTCCTTACGGAGCGTAACTACCAGATTCTGTACTTCAATCTGATACATCTTGGCTTCATCACGCATCTTCGTAATAGCTTGTTCCTGCTCGAAGATTGCACGCTGTAGGGATTGCATACGCGCCTGACATTCCTTAGTGTAGGCGTATGACTTCTGGTCGGCAGGAATCTCACTATTCGCATCGATTGCATTACGTAGTTCGACTAGTGAGATATTCTTCGTAATGAACACGTCAGCCTTAGTGAGTGTAACGGAGTCCACTACGTGCGCGTCCACTACTACCTGAGCAGCAGCCTTGGACATAGCGTCAGATTGCTGTTTATAGCAGAACTGACACATATTCATGCCACTGATTAGTTGCAGGTCCATGTCTACTCTTTCGCAACAGTCGCAGTCGCCGTGCGTAATGGTTTGAGTAGCCATTATCGCGCTACCTTCTCTCTCACGTTTTTGTGAGTCTGACGCGCGTGGAAATTGCATTCCCCGACTCTATCTGACGGCATCACATTATCGATACCGTAGATAATCTCCGGGTATTTCCGAACTCGCTTGATTTTCTTACACTTGATACAAAAGAATCGCTTCATCACACTGTCCTTTCGGATGCAGTTACTACATGTAGTTGCTACGTGTAGTGCCGGACAGGGCCGGTGAGAGCAGCGTATCACAGGTCCGGTGTCGGCTGCAATTCCTTGAAAACAAAGGAGTTACGGCCGACCCGAACCGTCCACTTCCGGAGACACCTTACATGTAGAAACTATCACTCCTCGATTGGAGGGGCCAGACCTTCCCATCTATCTTTCAGGTTGTTCCTCGTGATATCCCATAGTCTGAGGATCTTATCACGTCGATTAGGTGGAGTCAGCTCGCTTAGTTCCCTCGCCGCGCGTAATAGTAAGGCTATGGCTATGGGAGGAATGTTTCCTGACTTGTCCAAGGCTTCCTTGGCTGTTAGTGCGGAGAGTAGATCGAGGTTAGAATCGATGGTCATTATTCATCTCCTTCATATGTATTTCCATCACCTATTGATTCTGGTTTGTCCTCATTTTCTGATTTGGGCTTTAATTTACTTGATATAGCTTCCTTCTTAGGTTCTGGCTCTGGTTCTGATTGTGACTTAATATAGGTAGTGAAATCAGGAGTCGGAGTAGTGCGCGTAAACGTCTTAGGTTTGTTCCTTTCCCGTACTATCTGTAAGGCTTCATCTGGTCCGATAGGATTACCTTCTTTCCTAGCCTTGATTTGTAGAATTAACATTTCATCGAGTTCCGCATTAGTGAATGGTGCGTTTCTACAATCTTCGCATTTTGGATAATCTTCCTGTAATGCATCAATGTCGAGTACGAACTCCCGATCGCATCCCCAACATATTGACTTCTTCCCATCGAGCGTATGAACCAGATGGGTAGGCATGTAATGAGTGCATTGTCTCCCATCGTAGGGTTTACACGACCAAACGCGCGTGTTTCCTACTCCAAGTGGTGCGAGGTAGTACTTATGAGTATGTTTCACCTTGTTAGCCATTATCGTTCTCCTATGTGTAGTTTTGGCCGAATGCAAAAATTGGGCCATCGGTCGGGGCCGGATTCATCGATACACATACCTTATACATATATCCTACCACGCCCCGCGCGTCCTGTCAAGACCTCCCCCAAAACTACCAATCCAAAAACAATCAAAACATAAAAAAAACAAAAAAAAAAAGA